ATTCACTGAAAGCGCGTCTTGGAACGATCCTGATTGCAAACGGGTATCAAAGCGACGTGGGGCAAAAAGTCCACGTTTGGCGCTCCTCCCCGCTCGGCCCCGCAGACGTACCGGCAATAATGGCAGACGATACCACTATTGACCACAACAACGGTGCCGTGATTGGAATGACCCGCAACGCAATGACCGTGGATATCGTTATCGTGCTAACAGGAGAATCAAGCCTTGCTGATGCCCGTAATGCCCGTGCCGACCTCAAAAAGTGCCTTCATGGATTTGAAAACATGGGCGGCTTGGTAAACAGTCTGAATATCACAAATACCTCAATTGAAATGAAGCAATTTGAAAATCTTATCGCAGGGGCGAAAGCCCGACTACTCATAGAATACGACACAAGGAGAAACGAGATATGAAAAATGTTTTGTATACCGGCCCCCCGGCAACTTTTGGTGAAGCTGGCTATTTTGAACCAGGAACACAAAAGGAAGTAGAAGACACTGTAGCGGTTCAATTGCTCGGTAAACAGTGGTTCACCGAAGTTGCCCCGGTTGTAGAAGCCCCTGTAAAAACCAAAGCAGTACCGTCAACACCAGCGGAATAAACAACTTACCTGCAACGTCGTGATGACGTAGCGAAAGGATAACGACAATGGCGCAAGCAAAAGGTTCAAGCGGTATTTTATCGCTCCAATACGAAGAGGCATACAATGCCGACCCCGCAGTTCCAGATACCACTAAAATTTACTTTGAAACTGAAGGTTTCAAGGGTTCCCGCAACCTTGTGGCTTCAGCAGTTCTTACCGGATCACGTCAGCCTTCCGCACCGATTCAGGGCAACATTGATGCAGTTGGTCCGGTTGCCACAGAACTTGGCGCTTACCCCGCCATGCTTTTTTATGGCGCGGCTGGCAGTATCAAGACTGAAGCCAATGGCGGTGCCGGTGAAGTAGTGGGCGCGGCCCTTGCCGCTGCAACCGGAGTTATTGACTCGTACAATCAGGAAATAACTTTCACTATTGCCGCGCACGGCTTGCTTGCCGGTGACACTGTTCAGGTTCTTGCTATTACGGCCCCCGTCGCCCTGAATGGTACATATCTCAGGGTGAAGCGCGTCCCGACGGTTGGGACTTTCGTTTGTCGCTTGCCGCTTGGCGTTACAGGGGTATTCACAGCCGGTGCCGGAACTCTCAAAAAGGTTACAACCCCTGCCACTACCTACAAGCATACACTGAAGTTCGGCGGCGTTCTTCCTTCCTTTATTGCTGATAAGGGCTTTCCTGATATCGGTCAGTATTTCAAGTACAACGGCGCAAAAATTGGAAAGTACAGCCTGGGTGCCGTTCCTGAAGGGTTCCAGAAAGTCAGCTTCGACTTTACCGCCTCAAAGGAAACAACCGGTACAACTCCTTTCGACTCGACGGCTACCGACCTCACTAAAGCGTCATTCTCTGGCTTTATGCTCGGTACTATTGAAGAAGGCGGTGCAGCCATTGCCAACGTCACAAAGGTTGATATCAGCGTTGAAAACAACCTTGATACCGGCGTGTACGTTATTGGCGGGGCCGGTACTCGCGGTTCTCTTCCTGAAGGCACTTGTAAGGTAAGCGGTACACTGGAAGCTCTCTTTTCCGGCCTTGAGCTCTACAACAAGGCGAAAGCTAGCACCGAATCAAGCCTGAAGCTCATTTACCAGAGCGGAACCGGTGCCGGTACATCCGGTAACGAATCCCTTGAAATCTTCCTTCCTGAATTGATTTTCCAGCAGGAAGCCCCCGCCATTTCTGGCGATAAGGGCGTTATGATATCGGTGCCGTTTCAGGCATTCTACACCAACAGCGCCGAAGCAACCGTAGCACAGATTATTTTGAAAAATACGCAGTTGGCAGTTTAAGTGAATTTGGCGGGACTTCTCTCCTCCGTGGAGTCGGGGAGTCCCGCACAGTTCCCCTAACCGCCCTTTTTATTTATCACGGGCATTGCCCGAATTTAACAGCGTCGTGATGACGCAGGGGAGAAACAAGATGAATCCTTATGAGAATTTTACCACAGATGAAGAAGCAACCGCAGCCGGTATCACAATTGATTACGGTCAATTCCGTGTACGCGTAGCCCTTACCGACGAAAGCAACAAGGCATTCGTAAAGACAAAATCATTCCTGTTTAAGCCGCTTCAATACAAAGTGGACAGCAAAACAATTACCGACGATGAAGTCCTTGAAGTTTTGCAAAAAGCCTTTGCCTCGAAAGGCGTGATAGCATGGGAGGTCAAAGACGAAAACGGCAATTTCCGCAGTGGTATTCATCTCCCTGAAGGTGGAGTAGGCGAAGCAAATTATTCAAACATATTAAAAGTCTTTGTCGCACAAGAGCGCGTATTCCGTGACCTCTACAAACAGGCTTCAGATTACACCCTGTTCCGCAAAGTGGAACTGGACGAAGAAAGAAAAAACTCTTAGCGGTACTCACTTGGAATCACGACCATCGTGACCGGATTGATGGCTATCTTGCCTACAAGAAAGCAACCGGATCAGATGCAATTGAAGTAAAAAACGCCCCTATCGTTGCAGACCATTCACGGGATATCTGGAACGCTTGGGGCGTTTTAACAAGTTCAAGAAGCTACACAATGGGAGGGGCCGCGCCTATCCCTGTTTCAGAACTTTTAAGCTACGTGACGTACCACAAGATTGACAACGACTCAGACCGTTACCGCCTTGAATATCTGATTCGCGCAATGGATATGGAAATGATGAATCTCTGGAACAAAAAGGATTGACCGATGGCAGATGAAATCATTAATGCCAGAATTACCGCCGATACCGCGCAAGCAGAGCAGTCAATACGCACTATCAAGCGTGACCTTAAATCGCTTGGGGACGATGCAAAAGAACTGATAAGCCCTCTCAACATGGTTAAAACGGCTCTTGCTTCGCTATCTGCATGGTCAGGCATTCAGGGCGCACGCAGTTTGATTGAAACTGCCCTTGCTATGGAACGGCTTAACACCCAATTCAAGGTCATTACCGAATCTTCAATTTTAGGTGCCGCTGAATTTCGGTTTGTCGCGGAAGAGTCGAAGCGTCTTGGTCAGGAAATAACCGTGTTAGCAGCGGCTTACTCTCGGCTGTTGCAAGCAACTAAGGGCGGTAAGTTTGAAGGCGCACCGACAAGGGCCATGTTTTCCGGTTTTTCCGAAGCATTCACCGCGCTGAAAATGACTTCCGACCAAATGGGCGGCGTATGGCTTCAGATCAACCAGGGCATGATGAAAGGCAAGATTCAGCTTGAAGACGTAAATATCATTGCTGAACGCGGCTTGAATATCATCAAATTACTGGAACTCAGCACAGGCAAGTCAACCAAAGAACTTATGGCTATGATCGGCAAGAGTGAATTACTTGCTGACGAATACATGAAGCTAGGGCCGCTCTTGCATCAAATTTACGGGGATCAAGCAAAGAGCGCCGCGCAGGAATTGCAAGGCACAATCAAAAATTTCACCAATGAATTTTTCAAGCTGAAGGCAAGCATTGCAGACGGCTTTACTCCCGCCTTCACCTCCTCGCTCAAAACCATTACTGCCAACATGAAGGAAATAGTCAGCACAATCGGTACAATCGGTGTTGCGATTGCCGCCGTGTTCACGGGTAGAACTTTAAATAGTTTCGCAACCAAACTGGCGGCGGCAAGTCCCGCGCTTGGCAGTAATGTTAGCACCTACACAACCGGTCTTATGGGGGGAGCAAGCAACACGGCGGCGGGATCACAAGGCGCGGCCATTGCAGAAAATTCCGCCCGTACAGCCGCAGCTAATCAGTCGGTTACAGCTTCAACGCTTACGGCGGCGAAGGCCACTCAAGCGTATACAGCAGCTACCGTATCGCTGGCTGAAGCAGAGTTACGCCGTCTTGTGCTTTTGGAATCTTCCGGCGCGGTATCCGCAAAAGATAAGGTATTCAGACAGGAAATGACCGCAGCTACCCGCGCACTCACTATTGCAGAGCGTGAACTTGCCGCGTCAAAGGCGGCAACCGTAGCCGCAACTGAAGCCGCTACCCTTGCCGATAATGCTAACGCGGCGGCGAAGGCCAGACAAATAGCAGTAGCGGCGGAAGCGACAATAGTCGGACGCGCTCTTGCTGCCGCAACCTGGGCAATTGAAGGGGCTACAAAGGCGGCGGGTATCGCTTTCAATGCAATCGGCGGCTGGATCGGCATTGTAGTTATTGCCCTCACTACCGCTGTCATGTGGTGGAACAGCTACAAAAAAGCGAAAGAAGACGCGATCAAAGCGAAACCCGAAGCCACGACGGAACTTGACGTGATCCAAGAACAGATCAAAATGATTAAGAAGGAAATTGCAATTGCCAAAGGTGATAAGAAAGCACTTGGTTTGATCGAAACGAAAGAGACTGACGATACCTACCAAAAGCAGCTTAATCGTTATGGCGAAAACATGAAATCGTATAACACTGAAAACAGCAAGACTACCCCTAACAAAGAAGCCGCGCAACAGTGGTTGGATAACGCGAACGCCGCTTACGAAGCAGCAAACAAAATAAAACCGGCCACAGAAACACTGAAGGCGCTACAGGCCGAGCTTAAAACACTGAATAACAAACCGATTACCCCGGCTATAGATACTGCCTCGATAAATGAAGCCGCTGGCCAGTATGACAGGCTCAAGGGTGCCATGGAGTCAATGGAAGTAAAGGCGGTACGCGCCGGAAAGTCTACTAATGAACTTGCCGCCATGACAGAGGCTTTGCGCCTTGAACAAAGTCAGTTGTACGCTGAAACCATGAAAGCTGCTAACACCGATAAAAGCGCCGCTTCAGCAGAAGATATGAGAGTCCGATACGAAGCCGCACTTAAAACCATGACTGCCGAAATGACGCTTGCTGATTACAAGAAAGGCGCAATGATTGAACGTAAGTCGCTTTTACACTCAGAGCTTGAAACCGTGAAAAACACTCAGGCGGAAACGCTGGCAGCAATCGAACTGCAAGAAGCCACTCACACTATTACGGCGCTTCAGGGTATGAAATTACGGCAAGATGCCATGAAGGACGAAGCAGCGAAAATTAAGAAAATATTAAAAAATGCTCTTACTGAAGCGCAGAGCAACGTAACCGACTTGGACAACTTAACCGGGAAAGACACCATTGATAAGAAGTCAAGTCAGTACAAAAAGGCGCTTGATCAAGTAACACAGGCACAAAGCGCCCTTGACACCGCCACTTCAAAAAGCAATCAGACGCTTACGGCCAATGCAGTAGCAACCGTGAAGTCAACCGAAGCGGCGCGGGATCATGCGATTTCAGTGGAAAATGAAGTCGCCGCCATGAATGCTAAAAATTCAGCTTCAGCCGCTTCAATGGTAGGAACCAATGCTACAGGCGGGTTTGACACTCTTGCAGACCAGACCAAAAACCAGATGGCAATACTTGAAGATGCACACAAGCGCGAACTTGAAATGATTGAAGAGAGGCGCAATGCTATTATGATAGCGGCACGCGACAAGGGTGTTGCGGAAACAGGGGCGGTACAAAAGATAAAGGCACTCGCAGAAGAAGAACGACTCGCATATGAAAAAACAGTCAAGGCGCGGGCTAAAATAGCTTACGACAGAAGCCCTCTTGGGGGGATGACCGAAGCAATCAAAGAATATGGCAAAGTCACTGAAGATGTAGCGAGTCAAGTCCATGACGCTTTCACTAATGCGTTTAAAGGCATGGAAGATGCCTTGACCGAGTTTGTGCAAACCGGCAAGCTAAACTTTTCCTCCCTGGCTAAATCAATTCAGGTGGATATCATCAGAATGACGGTATCGAAGCCGATTACTAATGCTGTGTCGAACGGGATAGGGAATGTCGTAACGGGTATGGGGTCGTGGTTTTCGTCTGGTTCGTCATCGATCCCTGCAACCACAAATTTCGCTGCCGTTGCCGGGACGTCATCAGCAATCCCCGCCTCCACCAATTTTGCCACCCCTGCTACCTCATCAATCAGTGCAATCCCTGTTATAGGTGCGTTTGCAGCAGTTGGCTATTCTATCGTATCTCAGTTACTGAGTGATAATGATGAAGCAGAAAAGCGTCATAAAGCAGCTCTTGCTATGCAAAAAACTATCAATGCATCTATACTAGCAGGGAAACAGGCGTTGACCGGCGAGGTGAACGCTGCCGCAATGACCTCATTATTGGAATCTCAATATTCCGAACGGGAAAATACGTTAGAGAGCTTACGGAATTTATCAAACCCACTGATGACCGATGAACGTAAAAACGAAATCATACAAGGTGAATATACAAAGGGATTAGATGAAGCAACGAATGCAGATTATAAATCTATGCGTGATACCTGGAGGAACCTGTTAATCACTCAAGAATTGCAAAGAAAAAATCTTGAAACCATGCAGTCATATAAATTAGGCGGTCTTCACCTGACCGAAATGGAGTTACAAGGTTTACAAGATACCAAAGAATATATTGATTTATTAAATACATCACGAGAAGTAGAAATAGCAAAACTTGACAAAAATAAGAATGCTTTTGGAGATTCTGAACAATCTATTCAACGCAACATATTTGTATTACAGGACGCTGCCAAGGCTACTGAAAAGGTGACCAAGGCCACAGAGGAATTAACCAAACTCCAAACGACCAACGCTGGCCTGATGAAGGGAACACTATCGCTTTACGGTGACCAGGCAATAGCCCTCCAACGTGAACTGGAACTGAAAGACATCACCGACGAATCCACCAAGGCTGTGAAGCAATACGTATGGGCAATGGAGGATCAGGTAAAAGCGCAGGGAAAAGCCACTGCCGCTGCCAAAACCGCCGTGCTCTCATCAATCAGCCTGACGCAATCCATCCTGCAAACCAAACTGGGGATAATGACCAACTCGGCCAATCTCTCTCCTGAAGCGGCCTATCTACAAGCCAAGGATGCATTTGCTTCAGCCGACAAAAACAACATCTCCGAACGCTCAAACGCCCTGGAAGCGGCGTCACGAAATTACAATGCCTCCGGTGCGGCCTATCAGTTGGATCGTCAAAACATTTTGGATGCTCTCGATAAATTCAGCGGCACGGCGGGGGATGTGTCGGATGTTCAGAAACAGTTGACCTTGCTGGGAGATCTCAAAACCGCAGTAGAGAGTGGCGATACCGCCGTATTAAATGCCCTGAATATCCAATATAATGTGCTTGCTGTTGAAACCGGATCAGCAGCAACCAGCTTGATTACGGCTCAAAATGCTATGAAAAAAGCTTTACAGGGATATGATGCGTCCGGTGCGTTGATTATGACTGGTGTCGTGCCGACGGCGGGTATCCCGGAAAAAATGGCAATACTCAAAACCGCGTTGGAGGGTAAAAATTCGGATGGCACCTACATCATCAGTGATGTGACTGCGCGGGGTGGAGTCGGTGCATTATATAATGCAATGGATAGCGCCTTAAAACTGGGTGTGCCGTTCGATCCTACTAAAAACGGTATTCAAGCGCTTTATAGTAATATGTCGGGGCTTGCCGCTCAGTCGCCCTTAATGCCGACAGCAACTCAAGGTATCCAAAAATTTTATGCATCAATCGGCGGGCTGGCGATTAACCCGCTGACCATGCCTTCGGATAGTACCGGTATTACCAAGTTTTATAGTGACATAGGCGGTAAGGCAAATACACCAATAACGATGGATACTTCTACTGGTGTCGCAAAGTTTTACACCGACATTAAAGGGGCAGGTAATACAGAGATAGTCCCGGTATATGGTACAAATGGCGGCATTGTCAATTTTTACAGTGCCCTGAAAACAAAGGCTGAAACAGGCATAGATATTACCACAGCGGTTACCGCTATTCAAGGGTCCACCGGTTTTGGTGGGATCAACGATGCATTAGATGTCGGTTTGAATGATCCGACTACCGGCGTTAGTTCTCTGGTTGAAACCTTCAGCAGTTCGTTGACAGAATCCGCTCGTACTACTAAATTAGGGTTGGAGAATTTTGTCAATGCCCTGTCAATCGTCGGTGAATATACCTCTGCGCGGCAAATAGCACAGCCAAAAACGGACGCGCTGAACGAACAGTATCGTGCCGGCACAATCAGTATCGCTGACTATAACAACCAAACCGCTGCTGCTACTGCCCCGCTCAACGATATCATATCCCGGGGGAAAGGTTTCGGATTAACGACCCTGACCGGTGCAACAGCAATATCCGCCGCTGATACTGATCGCAGGATGGCGCGCAAATTTTTCGACTTTGCTGGAAACTACTCCTCATACACTGACGATCATCCCGGCGGAGATTCCGTTTCATACACAAGCCAAAAGGCCGGATTTAATACTGCTCCGTATGATCTCAATAAAGATGGCAAAATCGGCGGGAACGACGAGCTTTGGAAGTGGTTCGATATTGCAATGGGAAACGTTGCATGGAGTAGTCTCGGACTACCCGCCTTCGCCTCCGGTGGCTACCACTCTGGAGGATTACGCCTCGTTGGAGAAAATGGCCCTGAGCTGGAAGCAACCGGGTCAAGCCGCATCTGGAATATGGATCAGACCAAAAACATCCTGCGCAATGGTTCCGCCGATAACCGCGAACTGGTTGCCGAGCTGAAAATTGCCAACAGCAAACTTACCGCCATGGAAAAGCGCCTGGCTACGATTGAAGTCAAGGCCCGGCTGGTGGCAAACGCATGATCGGTTATCAATTTTTATTGGAGATTGATGCTCTTGATGGAGTGGGCGCGGCGGTTACGTTGCGCTTTTGCTGTCAGCCTGGCTACAGCGGTGGTGGCTTTACCTGGTCTCCCTTTATTGTAGACCCCGGTTTATATCAGGTGGATCTTTTTTCGGGCGGTAAAACTACCGGCCCGTCATCGAACAGTTACGGAGAAATCATACTTGGTAACTTCAAGAATGTTTCGGACGCTACCGGCCCCACTGACTTTTTAAAACCGTATCAATTTTATGGCCGCGCTATTCGTATGTTTTGGGGCTTGCAAGGTGCCGCCTTTCCTTCCGGTTTCACTCAGGGTTATTCTGCAATAATCGAAACACCAACTTTTTCATGGGACACTATAACGCTACCTCTCAGGGGGCCGCAAAAGTTACTTGAACAACCTCTTGACCCTTCATGGAAATTCGACGGGAATAATCTTCTTCCTGATGGCTTTGAAGGTGGCGCGGAATCAGCCGGAAAACAAAAGCCCTACCTTTTGGGGCGCGGGTTCAATCTTACCCCTCATTGCGTCAATACCTCTAAACTGATTTACACGGTAAGCCCTATTTATGGAATTGGCGTAACTGATTTTAATTCTGATTTGCATGTTTATGATAACGGCGTTGAATTGTTCATGGAGCCATTGACAGGCGCTATTGATGTTTCAGCGCCCCTCCCCGGCCAATTTACGTCAGACGGCTCCTATATCCGCTTGGGAAGTTCGCCACAGGGACAATTAACGGTATCCGCCGTGATGCGTGGTCAAGGCATGACCTCAAACGCCGGAATGCTTGTAAAGTCGTTTATGGACTCAATCGCTCCAGGCTTTACAAGCGCCGCAACGTATACCGATTTAGCCGATTACTCAGCGTTTGAAAAGTACGAGCGCGGCATTTATGTCACTGATGAAAACACCACAAAAGCGCAAGTGATTGACCAGATGCTAACACCGCTTGGATGGTATTATTTTGACAATACCGGGATGATGCGGATAGGCCGCATGGCGGAGCCTGAAACCCTCCTTTCAATTTACACTCTGGATTCTCGCGTTAATATCGCAACTATCAATTTCAGACCCACTGAAGACACAACGGGCGGGGTTCCGGCAAATACGATCACTATGAAGTATGGCCGGAATTATACCCCGCAACCAGCAACGCAGCTTGCGGGGAGCGTGACAACCGACAGAAAAGCGATACTTGCGGCTGAATGGAAATCAAATACTGACCCGGGTGTAAATTCATCGAATCCGCTCAAAGATGAAATGATTTTTGAAACCTCCTTTACCGGCCCAGCTCCTACTGTGCTTAATACGCTGAAAACTCTTTATCAGGTACAGCGTGAAATCGCAGAAATTCAGATAATTAACAGCGAATTTATCCCCGCCCTGACAACGATCACGCCGGGATGTTGCATGACCCTTGTTCTGGCCGGTAGATTCGGTTATGTGGCAAAGAAAATGATTGTCATAGGCATTACTGTAAGTTTTGTCGATAGAACCGTATCAGTCAGATTGTGGGGGTAGAATGGCTGTTAGTATAGTCGTACATAACGCTAATAATATTGTCTTGTTTGACGGTGAAGACTTTACCGGTTCTTCCTTTATCGCTACTGTTCCTTTTATGTCGCGGGAACTATCCGACCAACTTAGTGACTACAGGGTAATTACGGGCGTTACGCTCCCCGCAGGATACATACCGGGATGCTGGCAATATTCAGACGGCGGCGCTTTGGATGGCGGATCATTCGTACCCGACACAACAGTTATCACAGCAGTAAACGACGGCGGGACTTTCGGAGTCAATAACGCAGATACCAGCGACGGCGGATCATTCGGAGTTCCAGCCGTAAATGCAAACGATGGCGGAATTTTCGGAGTCGATAACACAACCGTAATAAGCAATGCCTCAACAAACATAAATGACGGCGGCGCTTTCGGCGTGGTTTCGCTGAATAGTTACGACGGCGGGGAGTTCGGAGTCGATACCACGTCAAACGCTGGCATGTGGTCAGTCCTCCCCGGCAAGCAATCTTTTGTTGATGCTCTGATAGCTCGCAGCAAGTCCGTGATGATCTTCACGGCTGCAAATATCACCCCCACTAACGGGCTTGGGTCGGATGGTATTACTCACGCTTATTTTGATGTTTCGTGGTCAAGAGTTCATACCGCTGAATATTACGAAATCCGTTACAAAACCACTGAAGCAGACGCGCTATATTCAACCGTTACCGTGCGCGACTCCGGCAACGATACGACTCAAACACGCATTGCAGGGCTTGTCATAAATACCGCGTACAAAATCAGTATCCGCGTTATGACTCATTGGGGTTTATCTGATTGGTGTCTTGATGTTGATAAAACTTCAATTGATTCCGCGCCGCTCCCGGTTCCGATAGCAGTTACCAACGTGCTAACAGCGGAAAGCCTGTACTCAACCAATGTTGTAGGGGAAATAAAAAGCCGGTTGCTTGTTTCGTGGGATGCCGTGACTCCAGTGGTAGGGTATGACGTGGAAGTCAAAACGCCGGGACTTACGGAGTGGGCACCGAAAGGCCGCGTTACCCGCCCCACGATCACCCTGAATGATACTCAGCCGGGGCTTTACTCAATACAAGTTCGTGCAGTAAGTAACTTTGGTATTCCCGGCCCCTTTACCCTTGACCAAGTAACCGTACTCGGAAAGACCGCGCCGCCTTCCAATGTTACCGGATTGGCCGCAATAATTACCCGTGGTCAATTACGGCTTTCGTGGAATCCGGTAAACGATCTTGACGTATTCGGATATGAGGTTCAGCTCGGTACGGTATGGGATCAAGCGGGTAATGTGAAGCTGGCTGAAGATTACACCAGCACTTCATTACAATGGACACCGACAAGTTCCGGCACACTTTATTTTATGATTAAGGCCATTGATACAACGGGCAACAAATCAACAGACGAAAGCGTGTTAACATACGTGCTTACCGCGCCAAGTCCGGTATCAAGCCTGACGCAAAAAGTGATTGATAATATTGTTGAGCTGCATTGGTTGCCAAGTGCCGTGCCATGTTCATTCCCTATTGATTACTATGAGCTTTACAAGGGCATAGATTGGACAACGGCGCTTGCTTCTGGATTCATTGGCCGGAAGTACGGCACGTTTGACTTACTTTCTGAATCAATCGGCGGCAACTTCAAATATTGGGTGAGGGCGGTAGATATCGCCGGACTTGCCTCCAGCGAAATGGGAGTATATGCCGTTGTCAGCCAACCCCCTGATTACGTGCTTCAGGATCAACAAAATATCGATTTGACAACTGCTACACTGGTAAATGCCAAACTGAACGGCACAAGCGTTATCATGCTGGTGAACACGGCAGAAACATTCGCACAACACTTTACAAATCATGCCTGGACAAGTCCGTCAAATCAAGTGGCTGCATATCCGCAATTTGGTCAGCCTGGCATGGCAACAGCAAGCATCGAAAAGATTATTGATTATCTGCCGGGGGCAACCGGAGACAGCAGTTTAGGCGCGGAATTGGTTGTAAATGGTGATTTCAGTGTGTGGTCTGGTGGCGTCCCAACCGGATGGATATGGTCAGGCACAATAAGTCAAAACGGCCTGGCCTGCGTCCTTGGCGACAACGATGCTGCGGGCGCAATCACACAAAACATCCTGACCGTGGGGAAAACATACGAATGTACTTTTTCCACTATTTATGATGATGGCGGTGGCGTCTATATTCAAAGAGGGATATCCTGGTTATTATATATTGGCACAGGAATACATACAGAAAGATGGGTCGCTGATGGCACCGCTTTTAATGTATGTAGCGGGAATTTGTATGCCAATATAGATAATGTATCGGTAAAAGAGGTAATAGCTGGTGAATCCAGTACTATTGCATCAAGTAAAATATCGATGGCAGTTACCCGCAATACCCCTGCTGATGTAACCGTAACGCCATGGATCAGTACCAGCCCCGACAACATTACCTGGTCAAATCCGCTCAGTGTGTATGAAGCATTTTTTACCGCGTTCCGCTATGTCAAATATCGCCTGGATTATGCAGCCTCTGCCGGGGGCATTGATCGCATTGACCAGATAGCCGTCAAACTGGATGTGAAACAACGGACTACTACCTGCAAAATGGATGTGGCCGATATCTCCAGCGACGGCACACAGGTCAACTTTTCTACCCTCGGCTTTGCCCCTGTTGACATCCTCAGCATAGCGGCGGAATGCCCGTATAATGGCAACGGCGCTCTGGCCTGGCCGCTGAAAGCCTTGGTCAATTTTGTAGATAGTCCAAACCCTTCATTTTTCAAAGTGCTGGCGTGGGACAATAACGGCAACCGTGTTGCCATAAACAACGTAGCAGTAACGATCAGATATATCTAAAAGGAGAATACATCATGGCCTTTGCAGACTTTTCCCTAACCAATCTGTACACCGACATTATCACCAAATTAAATGCTCAATTAACATCGGTTGGCAAACTGTTTAAAAATCAGACAACCGGCGATTACATTGACCAAATTAGATATAATTCCAGCACAAAACGGCTGGAATATTGGACAGGTACGGCATGGGCAGCACTTGATATATCACTGGCAACAATTGCGGCGGCAACGGCTTCAGGGTCTTGTACGGGTAATGCTGCGACTGCCACCAATGCTACTACTCATATCGCTACAGCCGCGCCTCACTCTGGACACGCTGCGACGATACATGACCACGCCGTTACAACCTCCACGTCAAATACCAAAATAGGGTTAAACGCGTTGGCTGCTTTGACGCTTGGTGGAAGCAATACCGCTATTGGAAATGGGGCTATGCTTTCAACTACCACAGGGGCGGCAAATATTGCCATAGGTCAAAGTGCTTTACGTGAAAACATAGCTGGAGTATACAATGTTGCTATAGGTGTAGATGCCTTGCGAAATTATGGCGGAAACAATAATACTGCCGTAGGTAATTTCTCCATGCAAAGCGCAACCACAGGAGCTAATAACGTATCAATAGGGTATCAATCTGCTATTAATGTGACAACAGGAGCCTTTAATGTAGCTGTTGGAAAAAGTGCAGGAAGTGGGATAACAACCGGACAGGCAAATATAGTCATAGGCGCAGACGCAGGTTCAGCTATTGTGGTCGGCATAGGAAATATTGCAATAGGAGAAGATTCTTTAGGCGGGGGTACTGGCGACACCAATGTTGCCGTAGGACACCAGAGTCTTTTATATAATACCTCTGGTTCAAATAATACAGCGCTTGGCTATTTTGCATTAGCAAGTAATTCTGCTTTTCATTCATGTGTTGGTCTTGGTTGGGATTCACAAGTAACTGGAAATCTGCAAGTACAGCTAGGTAGCAGCACGGCTAATATCTACTCTCATAACGCTCTTAATGTTCGTTCAGATGCAAGAGACAAAACAGACATTACAGATACAGTTCTCGGTTCTGATTTTGTGTTAGCTTTGCGTCCAGTGGATTACCGGTGGGATATGCGGGAAGATTACATAGAACATATCGTTACCACGGACAAAGACGGAAAGAAAACCGTGAAGATTGTCAGTCAACCCGTGGACGGAAGCAAAAAACGAAACCGGAAGCACCACGGCTTGGTTGCACAAGAAGTAAAGGCGGTTATGGACGCTCAAGGTGTAGACTTTTCCGGATATCAAGATCATTCAGTAAACGGCGGGAAAGATGTTCTCACTTTGCAGTATGAAGCACTTATTGCGCCGATGATAAAGACTATCCAGGAGTTAGCAGCACGAATTAATGTTTTGGAAGGTGAGCGGCCTTGATTTCATCCAGATAATCCGCCCATACCTGCATCATTTTTACACGCTCCTTGATATGCGACGTTCTGTTGTAAGCCCTGCCGTTCGGATCATGGACGGCATGGGCTAACTGATGTTCGATAAAATCAACACGGAATTCAAGTATTTCGTCAAGCATCGTTCGTGCCGTTGCCCTGAAGCCATGTCCTACAACTTCTTCCTTGCTGAATCCTATCCGGCGCAATCCCATATTTACCGTGTTGTCACTTATGGGGCGCGTCTTTGACATTTGAGAAGGGAAAACATATTTGCTGCTACCGGTAAACGGCCTCAGTTCCTTCAGGATGCCCACGGCCTGTTGAGCTAGGGGTACAAGGTGGGCTGTTCTCATTTTCATCTTTCCGGCTGGTATATCCCACAAGCCGCCTTCTAAATCAAGTTCCGACCATTCCATGTGCCGCAGTTCGCCGGGACGGACAAAAAGCATAGGCGCAAGCTGCAAGGCGCACTTAACGTGAAAAGATCCACTGTATCCGTCTATCGCAGCCAGAATCAAGCCAAGTTCTTTCGGATCGGTAGGCGCGGCATGGTGCCCACCCTGGACAGGCGGCAAGGCTCCTTGAAGATCAGCGGCCACGTTTCTGTCACACCGGCCTGTTGCTATGGCATAGCGGAACACCTGGACGCAATCGTGCCGTACTCGGTGGGCAATGTCGAGCGAACCACGCGCCTCAATGCGCTGCAACGCGGAAAGCAGTTCGGTAGTTTTTATTTCTCTTATTGCCGTTTGGCCTATCCACGGAAAAATATTTGTGGTCAACCTTTGAAGTTTATTGTCAGCATGTTTTTTCACCCACGTATCGTAAAACTTGTTATGCCATTCACGGGCTATTATTTCAAAAGTATCGGAACTTAAAGCCATTGATGCGCTTTTCTGTGCCTTTCGCGTTTCGTTGGGATCAACGCCATGCGCTACAAGACTTCGCGCCGTCTTGCGTGCGTCACGCGCTTCTGATAATGATATTTCGGGATAACTCCCGATTGACAGGGTGCCGCGCTTGCCGTTAAGGGTGTAGTCAAACCTCCATAACTTGCCGCCCGATACCGTAACGAATAAATACATACCGTCACCGTCAGAAAGTTTATACCCCTTGTCCTTGGCCTTGGCCTTGCTTATTTGCGTATCGTAGAGCGGCGCAGTTCGTCTTGGCATGGGTTTGGCTCCTTTTTACGGTATTTTGTTTTTTGATTCTGCCCGATACCGTCAGATGTACCGTAATAGCTTTGCCGTGTTATACTTTATCGTACTATCAAAAGTACATTGAAAACAAAAAAAGCCACTGAAATCAGTGGCTTAATCATGTATATACTTTGTTATACGTGTTGTTCTGGTAGCGGAGGCCGGACTCGAACCGGCATGATCTTGCGATCGGCAGATTTTGAGTTTACAGAGTGGGCATTGTATATCGTTTCTTTTATATGGTCAATAGTGTTAAATCAGAATGTTATGATTTTATGCATTGTTTTTATATTGTAATACATTGCTCTTAGTTGTATCAAACTGCTGAATAATTGCTGAATAACTTTCGCGCAGGAGTGCGATCATGCCAAATGCAAGAATCACCAGGTCGTCAATTGATAAGCTCGAAGTGATCCCAGGGAAACAGATAAAATATTTTGACACGAAGATGACGGGCTTTGGGGTCTTCGTAAGCGCATCGTCCAGGACATACTTTGTTCAGTGTCGGGTGAAGGGCCGGAAAACTCCCAAAGGGAAACCACTTGAGATATACGAAAGCATAGGCCGGACTGATATAGTCGATTTCGAGAAAGCAGTGAACAAGGCAAAAGATATCATTGAAAATGCAGCCAATGGTATAAGCCCCGATGATATAAGGGCACAGAACGAAGATTTAGAGGCCGCGAAGATAATCACAGCGGTCAATGAAGCAAGAAAAGACATTACGCTCCAGCAAATATTCGACGAGTACATTGTTACCCGTAAAAAGCTCAAGGCTTCCACGATAGAAGCATACCAAGAAGATATTGACCGTTATATCCCTGATTGGAAAATCCTACCGATAAGATCCATTGACGGCAACATGATTGTGATCAGACACTCTCTGACGGGCCAGAGAAGTAAGGCCCGGGCCGATGGGACAATGAGAGTCGTACGGGCTCTCTTCAATCACGCCATGCACATGTACGATGATGTCATCTTCAAGAATCCGGTTGCGAAGCTATCGGCGGTCAATGCCTGGTACAAAGTGGCAAGGAAAGAGTCGTACATCAAACCGAATGATTTGAAAGCATGGCTACCAGCAGCTTTAAGGCTCGGCTAT